GATTTCGGCCAACGGCTTAGGGCCGTGGCGTGAGCCCGCCCGTCCGCGTGATGCGGCGCGCGTGGTGTACAACATGATGGACAAGGCGCTCGACCAGCGCCTCCAGATTCTCGTGGACCAGCGCCCCGGCTTCTCGGTGACGCCGGTGACACAGGACCCGGACGATAAGCGCAAGGCGCAGGCCCAGCAGCTCTCGCTGGAGTACCAGTACGAGCAGCTCCAGATGCCGCGCTTGTCGCGTGAAGCCGCCTTCTGGGCGCAGACCGATGGCGTCTCGTTCTGGCACATGTTCTGGGACCCCGACCGTGGGCCGTGGGATGAGCGGCTCGGCGAAGTGCCGGGCCAGAAGAAGCCTTTGGGCGACATCGGCTGTCAGACGCTCCGCGTCGAGCAGGTCCGCGTCAGCCCGAACGCCACCGTCTCGCAGGCCCCGCACTGGGTCGTGATTCGGGAGGTCATCTCGCGTGCCGAGGCCGCGTTCCGCTACGGCGTGACGGGGCTGGACGGCGCAGATACCTCGATGGGCTACGGCGACGGTGGCCCGGCCTACTCCGGCTCGGAGGGCATCGGGAGCTGGGTGTTGACCCAGACGACCATCGGTGAGGGCCAGCGGCTCCGGGACGAGGATGTGACCGAGCGGTTCACGGTCTACATCGCCCCGCACGCCGACGCGCTGCCGGAAGGGCTGCACTTGATTGTGGTGGGCGACACGGTGGTCTTTGGCCCCGCGCCGCTCCTCTGGAATACCATCCCCGTGGTGGCGATTCGGGATGGGTCCTCGGACCCGTCGTACTATCCGCGCCCCGTGATGGAGCAGTGGATTGACCACCAGATGCGGATTAACGCGCTGCTGTCGAAGTGGGTCGAGAACATCCGCGTCAACGCCGGTGGGCGCTTCCTGACACGCCCGAACACGATTGCCACTGAGACGTTCATGGGCGGCGTTACCTCGATGATTGAGATTCGAGGGGCGGGGCCGATGGGCGATTCCATCCAGCCGGTGCAGGGCTTCTCCGTCGGCAACGACGTGAAGGAGGCGCTGGCGCTGGAGAAGACGGCCTTCGAGGACGCCTCGGGTTGGAACGCCGTCAGCCGTGGGCAGGTCACCGGTGAGTCGGGCCGTGCCATCATCGCTAGCCGTGAGCAACTGGAGCGGGTGTTCAGCCCCGCCGTGCAGGCGTTGGCGCAGGCGTACACTGATTGGTGTAAGGTCTGCATGGCGGGCATGGCGTGGGGCTACGATGTCCCGCGTGCGCTGGGGGCGGTGGGGAAGGGCCGGCCTGACCTGGCCCGGGCGGTCAGCACGACGGACTTCGACGGGCAGTCGGATGTCCGCGTGGAGCCAGCGACGCTCATGCCGATGCCGATGGCCTTCCGGCTCTATCTGCTCGACAACTGGCTCCAGACCGGCGTGATTGACGCGAAGGAGTACCGGCGTCGGCAGATGTTCGCGGTCGCCAAGGACATTGCCACGCCCGACGAAGACCAAGAGGCCCGCGCCAAGCGGGTGGCTGATGCCCTGCGGATGGGGCTCCCGGTCCCTGACCTGCGCTGGCAGGACAACGAAGCGATTCATCAGGACGTATTGGAGCGGGAGATTCTGCTTCAGGACGACTTGGACCCGACGATTATTGCCGCCGCGCAGGAGCGGTGGATTGCTTTGGCCAATCAGGCCACGCAGAAGCAGGGGGGCGGCGCTCCACCGGCACCACTGCCGGCAGGCGGTCCCTCGGCTGGCCCTGGCGCCGCCAGTGTGCCCTCTCTCCCGCCGAGTCAGCTGCCACTTGCGGCCGGGAATCCCCCTATCGGCGTCGCGCCTATGCTCCAGCAGGGGCTGGCGGGTGCGCCGGAAGCGGAGGTTGCCGCGCAGCAGGCGGACATCCTGTCTCGCCAATCGTAAGGAGTTCCGATGGACATCAGTACCGCGTTGTCAGAGGCCGCCGAGGCCGCGATGCAGAGCGTTGCGACGCCTGCCCCCGCGCCAGAGGTCGAACCAGCTGCCGACGAACCCGAGGACACGGCCGCACCCGCTGCCGAATCCGAGGAAAACGCTCCCGAATCCGAGGAATCGGAGACGGACAGCGAGGAAACCGCTGAATCTGAGGAGGCCGTCGCGCTTCCTGAGGGGTATGTGGCGGTTCCAGTGGTCGCGGACAAGCTGGCGACCGAGTTTGTGCTAAAAGACGCTGAGGGCGAGGTCGAAATCCCCGCCCTTATCGTCGAGTACAAGGCCAACGGGAAGGTCCGACAGGACCGGCTCGACCAAGTGGTCAAATTGGCCCAGTTCGGGGTCTATAACGAGGCCCGTGAACAGCAGTTCAAGCAGACCGAGCAGCAGGCGTTACAACTCCAGCAGGAACGGGAGGAGTTGGCGCGAATCGTGGAAGAGCGGGAGGCGCAGTTAGAGCGTATCCTGCAAGATGAGGACTTTTTCCTCTCGGTGCGCGACGCCTATCAGGCGGAAAACAGCCCAGAGAAGCGGGCCGAGCGTGCGGAGCGAGAGGTGCAGCGGATTCGGATGGAAGCCGAGATGGCCTCCATCACCAATGCAGGACAGCAGTTCTACACGTCCGAGGTATCCCCGGCGCTGGACCTGATTGCTCAGGCCCTGCCTACCGTGACCCCGGCCGAGTTGGAAGAGCGGATGGCATATGCCATGCAGCTGCACGCGCAAGTCGGGCCGAATGGCCAAGCCTACCTTCCCGCGTCAGCGTATGATGCCGCCCGGCAGTACATCGTGAATGACCTCGCCGTTTGGGCGCAAATGACCCATGCCCGCCGCAGTGAGACTGCTACCCCGCCGCAAGTGGCGGAGGCGCAGCAAGCTGCCGTGAAAGCCCAGGTCGAAGCGCAGAAGGCGAAGCGGATGCTTGGACAGGCCACCAAGCCCGTCGGTCGTGCCGCGACCCCGGCCACGGGGCAGAAGAAAGCCTCGAAACCCAAGACCGTGGATGACGCCCTCGATAGTGCGATGAGCGAAATCCTTGCGTCGATTCGTTAATCCCTCACACCAAGGAATCAAGGCACCATGCCTGCACCAACTGTTATCACCGATGCGGAGCTCACTGGGCTCCTCAAGAACGTCTACTCGCAGTTCCGCGAGAAGGTTCAGAACCTCGTCACCCCGCTCCTCGCGCAGCTGGAGAAGGGGCGTGCCGGCGGCCCGCGCAACATGCGCTGGGGCGGCAACAACGTGTTCTTCGATGTCGTGACCGGCCGTCCGGCGGGCGCGACTTTCTCGTCGGCCGGGTACTTCCCGCCTGACACCACCGCCACGGAAGTCCAGGCGAACGTCGGCGTGGTCCGCGCCTACACGACCCGTCAGGTCGATGGGCTCGCCTTTGTTGGCACGCAGTCCAAGGATGCCGCCTTCACCACCATCGCCAAGAAGACGATGGAGGAAATCAAGGAGGCGTCCACCCTGCTCATGCAGCAGGCGCTCCATAACAAGTCGGACGGCGTCGTCGCCCTCATCGGCACCGCCTCCAGCACCACCAGCATCATCGTGTCGTCGCCCTACGGCGTGAGCGGCGCGGGCCAGGGCTCGCTCCTCCTCTCGGTCGGCGACTACATCGCGGTCCTCGACACCTCGGCTGCGGATGCGGTCCTTGGGCGCTCGTCCATCACGGCCATCTCGAACAGCGGCGACAACGCGACGCTGACCCTTGGGACGGCCATCTCGGGCATGGCGGCGACGGACAAGATTGTCAAGGCGACTGCCTCTGACACTTCGTTCAACGGCGCGATGAACGGGCTTATCAACATCACCAACCGTGGCGGGTCGTATGCCTCGCTCCACAACATCTCGGCCTCGTCGTACCCGATTTGGGACGCGACCCGGATGGTGGCGGGCACCGACACCCCGGATGTGAACCAGCCGACTGAGTCGGACATCTGGGACCTCATCCAGAAGATTGCGGGCCGCAGCGGCAAGGACGCGATGGTGCGTCCGAAGGACTTCCTGCTCATGACCACCCCGGGCCTCTCGAAGAAGCTCATGGAGTCGATGGTCGGGCAGCGCCGGTTCACCGCCGGCGAGTTCGCCACCACCATCAAGGGCGGCTACAAGGCGCTTGAGGTGTGCGGCATCCCCCTCGTCCAGGACTACTACGTCCCGGCCGGGACCATCTACCTCCTCCACATCCCCTCGCTCGCGTGGGTGGATGCGAAGGATTGGGGCTTTGTCGAGTTCGAGGGCGCTGGCCCGTGGCGTTGGCTCTCGGGGCGCGATGCCTTCGAGACGACCTACGGCTGGTACGGGAACCTCGCCTGCCTTGCGCGTAACGCGCACGGGAGCATCACGGGGTACACCGACACGGCGCGCTACACGCACGTCGCCTAACCTTCACGGGAACGGGGTGGGGGCTTCGGCCCTCACCCCACTCCGAGGATAACTCATGCCGTATAACTATTTTGCTCCAACGCCGGGACGGCTCGGGGTGCTCCCGAATCTCCTCGTCGGACGGTGCTCGGCCGCGATTGGCAACAACACGACCACGACCTACAACTTTGGGAGCCACCCGGCGAAGTGCTACATCAACCGCGCCGTGGTCTCGGCTGGAACGGTGCCGGCTTCGACCAGCGGGACGATTCTTGGCGTGATTCAGAAGTACGACGCCTCGGCCAATGCGGCCGTGGCGCTGACGGACAACGTGGACCTTGAGGCGCTGACCGCGCACGAGGGGACGGCGGTATCGCTCCTCTCGACGCTCACCGATGCCGAGCGCACCCTCGATACGGGGGATACGCTTCGCTTCGTGGTCACTACCAACAACACCGTCACGACGGCTGCCGTGGACCTCGTGGTCAACGTCGAGCTGTTCGTGGAGGTCTAACCGAGTGCCGGTGCTACTCAATAGCGCCGGCCTGCCCGAGCCGCCCACGCATGTCGTGACGCGGCTCCGGGCACTCCACGCCGGGCTCTCGCTCAAGTTTCTGACCCAGACGGGCGAACATTGGGCGGTGTGCATGGCGTGGTCGCCGGACGATAGACGATGGGAGCGAGTGCAGCAGGGCGAGACGGACCCTGCCAGCGCGTATGACATCATCGGCTATCTGCCGGTGGATTGTGCGGTGGACGAAGCGCCAGCTCATCTAGAGCGAGTGTTTCGGCAGTACCCGAAGGACGAGGTCCGCAATATGGCGGACCATGTGCAAGCGTATAACGAGTCCGCGCCGGTCGATGCCGCCATTGAGGAGGCGTTGGTCGAGGCGCTGGAATCGCCGGTTCTGCCGAAGAAGCGGGGCCGGCCGAAGAAGGTTAGCTAACCCTTTCCGAGATTGACGATGGCGGTCACCCGCGCACAACTGGTCGAATATACCCGCGAGGCGATGGACGCCGTGGGCTCCGACCGCTGGTCGGACAGCCTCATCAAGAGCGTCCTGAACGTCGTGTACGACGACGAGTGGTCGAACCTGCTCAATGCCTCCCAGTACTACACCTACGGGATGCGGACGGTCACGACCGATAGTAACGGTGTGGTCGCCTTCAGCAGCCTGAATGACGGGGGCGGCGACAGCCAGCAGAACTTCTACCGCATCCTGTCCGTCTCGGACGGGAATGTGTTGTATAGCCAGACCCGGTTTCAGGATGTGCCGCTGGCCACCACCACGAACTATCTGCCGACCTACCCGCGCCTCTACTACATCGTGGGCGAGCAGGTGCAGATTCTCCCGGTGGCCTCGGGCACGTCGCTGTATATCGCGGTCAACTACAAGCCGACCAGCTTGAGTGACTTGGGGTCGGACGCTTCGACCATCACCTTCCCGCTGGGCGGGGAGTGGATTCTCGCCAACGAGGCGGGGTCCCGTCTCCTCAACAAGGGCGGGGCGGAGTCGGGGGCGGCGCAGGTCTTACGGCAGGAGGCGGCCTCGCTCCGCGCGGGGATGCTGGACGACATCCGGCGGCGCACCATCAACCCGACGATGCTCGCCTATCCCGACCAGAAGTACGACTGGGCGGGCGGCTGATGGCGCGCGAAAAGCTGGTGGACCAACAGCCCGCGATGGTGGGTGGGCTGAACGATGTCTCCGACGATTCCGCGCTCCAGCCCGACCAGCTCCGCCGCGCCACGAACCTCCGGCTCACGGACTACGGAGCAGCGACCAAGCGGGGTGGCACCCAGCGCATCACGACCAACGCCCTAGCGGCGGCCTCGGTGCTGAACGGGTTCACGTTCCAGCAGGACGGCGGGACCAACCAGATTCTCGCCGTCTGCAACGGGGCGCTGCGGACCTCGACGTATGGCACCTTCCCGCGCACCTTTGCCACGCAAACCGGGGCGCTGTCCACGACGGTCTCGCCTGACTTCGCCCAGTTCCGCGACACGGGCGGGAACGACGTGGTCTACATCGCCGATGGCGGGCTGCTCAACAAGTGGTCTGGCTCGGCGCTGACGGTGGACATCGCCAATACCGTGGCGGTCAACACCATCCAGGTCCACAACGAGCGGCTCTGGGGGTGCGGGAATAGCAGCTTCCCGGACAGCATCTTCTACTCGGCGCTGAACGACGGGGACACGCTGGGCTATGGCGCGGGGGGTGGCGGGCAAATCATCGTCCGTACCTTTGGCGACGAGACCATCATCGGGCTGGCCTCCATCAACACCAGCCTGCTCATCTTCCATCGGCGCGGTATCTCGCGGCTGACGGGCTTCGGGCAGGACGACATCAACGCCACCCCGGCGGGTGTCACGGCGGATGTGGGCACGATTGCTGCCAAGTCCATCGTGGCCAGCAATAACATCGGCTTCTTCATCTCGGAGCGCGGGTTGTATCGGTGCAACGAGTCCGAGGTCGCAGCGGTGGGCACCCCGGTCAAGCCCGACCCGATTCTGCCCATCATCCGGCAACTCTCCTCGGCGGAGTTTGACAGGATTCGCTGTATCATCAACCGAGCCACCAAGGAGCTGTGGATTTCGATTCCGGGCTACGGGTGCTACCAGTACCACACGGTGCTGGACTCGTGGTCGGGGCCGTGGGACGGGGGATTCATCGACCCCGACACGACGGCGCTGTTCGAGACCATCAATAGCTCGGGGCTCCCCGTCGTCCTCAAGGGCGATGCCTCGGGGTGGATTACCCTCTGCGACGCGCCGGCCATCTTCCGCGATAACGTCGCGGCGGCGGGGACGGGCGGGTCACGTTACACGATGACGGCCCAGCTCCACCGGCTCTACTGTGGGGACGACGCGCTGTCGAAGGCGTTCCGGTGGGGGTACCTCACGGCCCAGCTCAAGGGCTCGGACCAGACCCGCGTGGAGTGGAACTCCGGTGAGTCGTTCGGCTCCTACTCCCTCCCGCCGTCCACGGACGAGACGTGGGGTGCGGCCGGGACGTATTGGGGGGAGGGGACGTGGGGTGGCACCGGCAGCCGGAGCTACCGCATCCCGATGGGTGGGACCGGGTACTATGTGGACATCAGCATCATCGACTCCGGCGAAGCGGTGCCGGTCTTCAGTCGCTTTCAGCTCGAAACCTTTGCCTTAGGACGCCGATAAATGGCTACAACGGTCGGTCAACATTCCGTCGCTGCGTTTACCTCGCCGGTCAACGGCACCACGCCGATTGACGCGAACACGGTGCGCGGGAACGATAACACGGTGCGGGTGGCCTATGTGGACCACGATGCCGACCCCGGCATCCACGTCCAGTCCTCGACCCTGGCCTCGCGGCCGGTGGCCGGAACGGCGGGCCGCAAGTGGATTACCGAGGATTCTGGGCTCTATACCCTCTGGTTTGACGACGGCACCAACTGGCACCCGGTCTCCAGCGAAGCCGTGGCGCTCTCCGTCCTTGCGACCGAGACGCTCGCCAAGGGCGACGTGGTCAAGGTCACGGGTTGGAATAACGGGCAGGACTTGCCCGAAGTCGCCAAGACGACCTCGGCCTCGGATACGGCGTTTGCGGTCATCACGGCCGCGGTGGCCTCTGGCGCGATGGGGTATGCCACGAACACGGGCGTCTTGCAGGACATCAACACCAACGCCTATAACGTTGGCGATATCCTGTATGCCAACGGGTCCGGGGGCTTCACGGCCACCAAGCCGACCTCGGGCCACTACCAGCCGTGCGCGTATGTCATGCGGAAGAATACGAACAACGGCGTCATCTACGTTGAGTTCTCGACGCCCCGGATTGTGGAGCGGTCGGACAACACGGCCAGCACGGTGGTCCTCCGCGACGCCTCGGGCAACTTCAGCGCCGGGACGATTACCGCTGGGGCGGTGACCTCGACCGGGCTGGTCACCTTCGCCAGCCTCAAGGGGACCGGGGCCACGACGGTCACGGACATCCTGAACGATAGCACGATGGCGACGGCCTCGGCGACCACGCTCGCCACCTCGTCGTCCATCAAGACCTACGTTGATAACAAGGTCGCCACGGTGGACACGCTGGCTGAGGTGCTGGCGAACGGGAACACCACGGGTGCCAACAACATCATCGTCTCGGCGGGGCAGAAGATTCAGACCCCGACGATTGCGGCCGCCGACAACACGACCGCTATCTCCATCGCCAACACGACCGGGGCTTTGACGCTGGCTTCAGCGTTGGCGGATAGCAACCTCGCCACCATCTCCACGGCGGGCAAGGTCGCCAACTCGGCCACCACGGCCACTAGCGCCAACACGAACAGCGCCATCGTGGCGCGGGACGCGAGCGGGAACTTCTCGGCGGGGACGATTACGGC